AAAGCCTGACCTTGGTAGCGTGTTACGTCCTTGTCTTTGTCTAGGTAAGAGAACCATGCTGTAGCCCCTGACGGAAACTGCCACATAGCCTTTGACTCTCTAAATATTGCACCGGGAAAAGCTTTTGGATAGAGTTGTTTACTTTTGTCAACCAGTTCTGTAAGTTCGTCTAAAGTGCGCCTAATGATAAGGGCGCGGTGGTTAGGATTGTTACAATAACGAAGGAGATCAGCAAGAAGAGCATAAGACTTGCCCCCGCCAGCAGCGCCACCGTAAAAAACGTCCCTCTCAGGACTCGCCAAAAAGTCAGTTTGGGGTCCATCATTTGGCTTGAAGATAACTTCTGCTTCATCTTCGACTAATTGTCTTACTGGTTTTGGTACATTTTGTAGTGTAGTGTCTTCAATAACCTTAGCACCATTCTTGTTAAACAGGGCTTGTTCAACTTTTTTGATGCTCTCTTTCTTTTGTTTTGCCTTTGATGCTTTCTTCTGTGCTTTCTTCTTAGCCCTGTCTGCATTGCGTACTGCAGCGGCTGAAGCCCGTCGCGCTCTTTCTTTTGCAGAGACGCGGTAGTTGCCCTTCTCACCCTCGGCTAACTTGGGACGGCCACGCTTACGCTTGACAGGCTCTTCTCTTACGTCAGCTTTATCCACCAAAGGCAGGGGGCTTTCGTCGGATGTTTTTTTTATGTCTTCGCTCTGGTGATCTAAAACGTCCAAGAGTTTTACCTTTGTGAAATATTACTTTAGCGTTTCCGCTAGCTTTTCTTTTCTTTGTTGCCATTACTTTAACCTTGGCTTACGGACTCCACCGCCTTTTGCGTATTGTTTGACTTTGCCGCCTTTTGCAAATCTACCTGTAACTCCAAAACGTAAACGCTTTTCTTTGGTTTCAGGATCAATGCTACCCGTAACACCTGCAGTCCCTTTAAATCCGCCTAACTCAACAGGTCTTTCATATCTCGCCCCTACAGCGGGTGGTCTGCGCTGTGCTTCCTCAAGCCCCATACCCTTAAAATCGAGATTGAGGTTTAGCCCCTTCGGTAGCTGGCGATTAACAAACTTCTCGCCCTGACGGGCGATTTCTTTTACCGCATCTCTGGATGCCTTGTTCTTCAAGGCTTTGGAAGAATACTTCTCAGGATTAAGAAAGTAATCTGCAGCTACGTAAGCAGCACCCATAGCACCTTTTGCTAGCTGCTCTCTGCTTACATCTTTTTCTATATCAGGGTTAGTAATACCAATGTCCCGTGAACGAGCAGTAAAAGCTGTCTCTTCCATCTTCTCAGATTGATCGATCTGATACTTCAAACCATCCCTGATGGCGGTGACAGCCTGCTTTAGTTGTTGTTTTTGGCTAGCCATTTTGAATTACGTTGTCCTCTATAACTAATCCACGGTCAATTGCAAAAGCGCGTGTCATAAGATCTTCTGTAAGTTTTATCTCAGTGCTTTTGTAAAACTTGCCCTTACCACGAATGTAGCAGGGATAGCTCAAGGGTTTTCTGGTTCGCGATAGTGTAACTTCTACAAAAATTTTATTCATGGTCTATGATAACAGGGTCCACTTGCCCCGACTTTGCCGGAAGAAGAACCACTCCGTGTATAGCAGTAACATTATGTTCAACCTTATCGTGTTTACCCACGCCTACTCTGTTTAGAATAGATTCTGCTGCTTTAATACGCTGTTCAGCACGCGGGGTTGTTCCGTCATCGTCCAGTGCATTTACCAGACCTGCCGCTGCTTTTACTGAGTTAGCGGCTAACATGTTCTTTGCTCTCTCTACAATCTCATCGGCTAGAGAGTTCATAACTGCTTTACCAGTGGTTTCACAGTAACCTGCTACACGTAAAGCTGCAGCGTTGTTGCCACCATTATCCATGAGTGCATCAAGATACGCAAGCTGTTTTTCTGTTAGCTGGCGTTTTTTCTTTTTGGTGGGTAAAAGTCCTTCCGCCATCAGTAACGTACTTTGCGTACTCCTCCACCCATTGCATATTCTTTTTTAAAGCCTTTAATTCCTGCAACAATGCCGCCCTCTTTCATACCAGCAACTTTATTGCGGTTCATCTCCATCAGGCTCTGCTGCGGATTTTGCTGCATGGTTCCTGCACCCATAATCTTATTTTTATCCGGTGTGCCGGTCTGAGCCATGCCTCCCATGTACATTTTCTTTTTCACTGACTTCTTCCTCTTCATCGTGGCGACATTCGTCGGTTTGCCGCCGACACCTTGCGGCTTGGCCCTTTTACGAGCAACGGCGCTCTTTCTTTCCGCTGCCGTCATGGACTTAGCTTTGGAGCGCGGCACACACTTAGGGTAAGCACGTTTAGACTTGGACGCAGACTTTCGACCGCAAGCCTGAAACTTGCCACCTTTCTTTGGAGCACCAATGTCTACCCAATCCCCTTTGGGGCCTTTACCGAACCACTCCTTGAGACTCATTAGTAAGTCCCGCCTCGTTTCTTGTACGTGCGGACTAACCAAGCGTTCGCATACGCGCTGGGATATACTTTGAACTTACGTTTAGCCTCTGCCTTCACTCTTGCGTACAGAGCTTTGTTTTTTGGCGTAGGAGACTTGCTACTTTTTTTTGCCTTTGGCTTTGCTTTTTTTGCTGGCATTACGTATCGCCTCTTTTCCTTTTTTAGCTATGGAAACAACCTGTGTCTTACCCATGACCTTTGCACGTTGTTCCATTACAGTTAGTATCTGTATCTTTCTTGCAAAAGGTTTGTTTATTCTTTTTACCTTTGCAACGGTCGCTCTTGCCTCTGCAGGAGTAGCAAACTTTATACTAACAGTATCCTTGGGGTTCTCATCCGTGTAAAGTCTTCGATCAGAACCTTTTGGTTTTTTGCCTGTTCCTTTTTTTGGATCAGGTTTTCTTTTTGCCACTTTTCTGCTCAAGGATTTTTACAAGCTTGGGAGGCAGGTTTTTCTTCTGCGCTGCGGTCACGGGTCCACCCTTTGCCATCATTCTCATGCCACGCGCCATCATGTCTACATCACGGGCGTTCATGGTGTTTCTCATTCCGCCACGGGCCATGCCCTTAGTGGTTTTCTTTGCGGCACCACCCTTAGCCATAGCTTTAGTAGTCTTGCCACCTTTAGCCATGTATTTAGTTTTTTTACCGCCCTTTGCCATGTACTTAGAGGTTTTGCCCCCCTTAGCCATGTATTTGGTTTTCTTTTTACCCGCCATTGGTTCTAATCCTTTGCGTATAAGTTATCAAATGTAATGCTAGGGTCCATGTAGCTATCGTTAATCTCTGCGCTGTGTATGTGTTGGCTAGGCACAAAGTCTGGTGGACCTTCACCTGTAACCCACAAAGCAGGATTTGTAACCCGTACCCTGTTGTTGGGGAGAGCAACTATATTCCCTGTAAACTCTCCTGCGTCTATTAGCTCTAGCACATGTGATTGTTTGTGCTGCGCTGGGTCGTCTGAAATGTGACTGTCGGTGTAGTCCACAGTGAACATATACCGACCTGTGTAAAACTCTCCCCCTATCTTACACATCCAAGGGCTAGACGATACTCTGTCCATGCTAAAGACTGCGTGGTTTCTGGAGGAGCAGTCCCAAGGTTGTGCAAAGTGAGTGGGCATCTTCTCAGGCCACTCTTCAAGAATACTATCAGCGACTAATGCTGTGATGGGCATTCTAGCCCACATAGCTCCACCGTGAATATTCTCTTCTTCTTCACAGCCAGTAAACACTACGTTAAAACTAAGACATCTGTCTGGTATTGTATTTACTGCTATTGCTAGTGCATGAAGATACTCACCTTCATACTCTATGTGATTATGTGTAAACTCTTTACGCACCCAACACTTAAAGTGTGGGATATTAGAGGCTAAGTAAGCCATGATACTCTCTACTAAGGTTGGGCTAGCACTTCCATCTTTTTCTAGCCTGACGCAGACGGCTATTTGGATCTCTAGCCGCCTTGGGAAACTTCTTCATCTGTCCTGCAGAACGAGCGCAGAAGGACTTACGTCTCTTCGCAGCTTTGCTACCAGCCTTTACTTTGCCAGTAACAGCGCCCTGCAGTTTGGAGCCGGGATTAGCCCTGCGATATGCTTTGATACCCTTCTCGGTCATGCCAGCGCCCTGCTTAGTCGGTCGCTTCATTCCCTTACCTTTGGGCATCACATCAGGCTTCCTGACTCCTCCTCCCTTTGCGTACTCCTTACGGCTAATCGCTGCCACCTTCTCTGATTGCTGCTTGTGCAGCTTGGAGGCTTTGTTTAGCTGTTTTGAGACTTCCCTTAGTTCTTCCTTTGCGGACATTTTACTTTTTCACATTTCGAGGTGGATTAGAATACTGTTTTTGTACGCTTTCTCTAAACTTCTTTATCCCCGCGCTATCCTCAGACGGAGAGGTTCCGCTCTTTACAGGCTTTGGTTTACCATCGCTGCCCAACAGACCAAATGTAACGTCATGAAGGGCCTTCATGCGGGCCTTATGTCTAGCCATAGTTTTTTTAGTA